CTCTTCCGATCTGGGAAGAGAGATTAACATCGCTGATGAACAGGTAGAGGACATTATTGATGATGCTCTTCAGTATTTTCATGAGCGTCATTTTGACGGTGTTATTCAGACATATCTTAAGTATAAGATTACTGAGGATGATATAAACCGTGGTAGGGCAAGAGGTGTTAATAATAATGCTGTGGGCATTGTCACGACCACTGCGACTACTACTATCGCAGGAACAGCAACCACATTTTCATATGAAGAGAATAGTAATTTCATAGAGATACCACCAGCAGTTATCGGTATCAATAAAATTTTTAGATACGATGGATCTCAGACTACTACTAACAATATGTTTAGTATTAAGTATCAAATGTTCTTGAATGATATGTATTATTTCGGATCTACCGAAATTCTGACATATGCGATGACGAAGAGATATTTGGAAGATCTTGATTTTGCTCTGAATACTGAGAAGCAAATTAGATTTAATCAAAGACAAGACAGACTTTACCTTGATGTAGATTGGGGTGATGTCAAAAAAGATGATTACTTTATCATTGATTGTTATAGACTGATTGATCCCAATGATTTCAATCGAGTCTTTAACGATTCATTCTTAAAAAGATATGCCACTGCATTGATGAAGAGGCAGTGGGGTCAGAATTTAATCAAATTCCAAGGAGTTAAACTTCCTGGTGGAGTAGAGTTAAATGGTAGACAAATTTATGATGACGCACAGAGAGACTTGGAAGTAATCCGAGAGCAGATGTCTACTACTTACGAACTTCCACCTTTAGATATGATCGGTTGATATTATGCTTAACCCGTTCTTTCAACAAGGTGCTAGGACAGAGCAGAATCTGCTCCAAGATCTAATCAACGAACAGTTGAAGATGTATGGGGTTGAGGTTCATTATCTGCCCAGAAAATACGTTACAGAAAATTCTATAATCAGAGAGGTTGTACAATCAGCTTTTGATGATGCATATCCCATTGAAGCGTATGTAGAGAGTTTTGATGGATATGGAGACAATCCAACATTGCTATCAAAGTTTGGTATCCAAGCAACGAATGAAATCACTCTGATCATTTCAAAGGAAAGATATGAGACTTACATCTCACCTCTGATCAAGAATGAGCAGAACATCAAACTCTCATCTAGACCAAAAGAAGGGGACTTAATTTATTTTCCTCTTGGAGATCGTTTATTCGAGATTAAGTATGTTGAGCATGAGAGACCATTTTATCAACTACAAAAGAATTATGTTTATGAATTGAGATGTGAACTCTTCCGTCTCGGTGATGAACTCATCGATACTGGAGTCGATAATATTGATGATGTTCTCCTTGGAGATGAGGCAACTGGTGTTAATGAAGATGGAATCTCAACATTGATTGGACCATCTCAGACTCTCACTCTGGTTGGAACTGGTGTTACAGCAGAGGCAACAATCTCCTTGTTTGATCATGGTATTCAGAGGTTTGTAATTTCAGATAGAGGAAGTTCATATCTCAATCCACCAAGAGTAGCAATCTCTTCAGCACCATCTGGTGGAAGAATTGGTATTGCTACAGCAAGACTTCTTAGTGGTATTGCTGCTTGTTCTAATACAATCGCAAATCCAAGTCTTGGTGTAGTTCAAGAGGTTCTGTTGATTGATCCAGGAGCTGGATATGCGACCACCAATCCACCATCAGTGAAATTCTTTGCTGCCACTAATGACAATGGTGCTGGAGCAGCAGCAACATCAGTTATTAACACTGGAATTGTTGGTCTTGCTACCATTACAAACGCGGGTGCTGGATACACCGTAAACCCAATAATTACGTTTACTGGGGTATCTACCGTCTCTGCTGCTGCAACTGCTATTGTAAGCGCAGCAGGAACCATCTCAGCGATCTACTTCAGCAACTCTGGTACTGGATACACTGCTCTACCAACTATCACTATCTCAGATCCAGATCTTACTTCTACAGGTTCATTCACATTTAATGAAATTGTCACCGGATCCATTAGTGGAACCACGGCAAGAGTCAAGACTTGGAACTCTGTTACTAATGAGTTAGAGGTCTACACCGTCAGTGGTGATTGGACTGTTGGGGAGAAAATCGTTGGATCTTCTTCCGGTGCATCACATCAACTAAGAGTCATTAGTCTTGATCCAGTTGACGATGGATTCACAGATAATATCAATATCGAGATTCAAGCAGATTCTATTCTAGACTTCTCTGAGCGAAACCCCTTTGGGATACCCTAAATAAACTCACAAGGAATCTAAAAAATGTTTGAGTATTTTTATAACGAAATTTTGAGGAGAACCATTATATCCTTTGGTACTCTTTTTAATGGAGTGACAATCAAAACTACCAATGCAGATGATGATGTCGTCAACATCACCAGGGTTCCTTTGTCTTATGGTCCTACTCAAAAATTTCTTGCGAGATTAGAACAGCAAGCAGATTTGAATAAAGCTACTGCTATGACATTACCAAGAATGTCATTTGAGTTTACTGGACTTACTTATGATCCGGCTAGAAAAGTCTCTACGGTTCAGCAGTTCATAGTAAAAGATCCAGACAATGAGGCTGAGATTAAAAGGGCATATATGCCAGTTCCATATAATATGTCATTTGAACTGGCAATCATGACCAAGTTGAATGATGATGCCCTACAGATTGTAGAGCAAATCTTACCATACTTCCAACCATCATATAACCTTACAGTTGAATTAGTTGGATCTATTAACGAAAAGAGAGATATTCCTATTGTCCTAGAAAGCATCTCAATGCAGGACGATTATGAAGGAGATTACACTACCAGACGTGTTCTTCTTTATACCTTGAGATTTACTGCTAAAACATTCATGTTCGGTCCAATATCCTCCGCTACAAAGGATATCATCAAGACCGCAAAGATCAACTACATCTCTGGAGATTCCAGAAGCACAACTCGCGATATTACTTACAGTGCCACTCCAAGAGCAATCAAGGATTACACTGGAGAAGTCGAAACAACGATTACAGAAGATATTACTACATCAACAAGAGCATTCGATGTTGTTGATGCTAGTGGTCTTACTGCTAAGACTTACATTGAAATTGAAGGAGAAGAATTGTTCATCAACTCCATCAATGAAAATAAACTTAATGTTAAGCGTGGTCAGGATGGAACAACTGCTGTTGCTCACGTCAATGGTGCTCCCATCAAGATCATCAATGCTGCTGATGATGCTCTGGTTGAGTTTGGAGACGACTTCGGGTTTAGTGGGTCATTTTCATAATATATGTCTAAATTTGATGATCTAAACGATACCTTTAATGTTGAGAGTGAAGTAGTGCCTGAAAAGACAAAAGAGATACAGAAGATAGAAGAAGCAGCATCCTCAATGCAGGATGTGAAAAAGGACTATGAATACACTCGTGGCAATCTGTATTCAATCATTGAGAAAGGACAGGAAGCACTGAATGGTATTCTTGAACTTGCTCAAGAGAGTGAAATGCCTCGTGCTTATGAGGTTGCGGGACAACTGATTAAGAACGTAGCAGATGCGACTGACAAACTGATTGATCTTCAGAAAAAGTTGAAAGACATTGAGGAAGATAAACAGATAAGAGGTCCGTCTACAGTTAATAACGCTTTGTTTGTTGGTTCAACTGCTGAACTACAAAAACTTCTTAAGTCTGGACTTAAAGAAGAAGATAAATAAATCTGGGAGATAAATCCCGAAGTACTAAGTTACTAATAAAATGTCAAGAGAGGACTTACCTTCGATTGACGATTTCGCTGAAGAAAACAGCGATCTTCCGTCAGTTGATGAATTTATTACAGAAGAAGTTGAAGAGGAGTTACCCTCTGTTGAAGATTTTATTGAGCAAGAGAAAGAACTAATAAGCGAAGAAATTCAGACCATTGAAGATCTGAACGGAGATACTTTCGCAGAAGTAGAAGATATTGTTCCCCCATTTCCAGAATTAATTCGTCTGATTAACGATGTCAGGAAGGACATCCCAGACATCCCAGAGATTAAGTATTACGATAAAGAACTAGAGCAACTTGCTGAGCAGATCTCTCAGGTAAGGGAAGAGATTCCAGAGATCCCGGAAGTAAGATATTATGAGAGTGAAGTAGAAGCAATCTGTGAACAGATTGATGTTGTAAGAAATGAAGTCAAAGATCTTCCTGAAGTCAAGTATTATGATGAGCAGGTGGATGCTATTGAAGATAGAATTGACACTCTTCAAACAGAAGTCACAAATCTACCAGAAGTAAAATATTATGATGCTGAGATCGCGGCAATCTGTGAAGCAATTGACGCTGTAAAAGCATCTATTCCCAAGTTTCCTAAGTGGGTTAATGAAGTCAATGAAGTTCCCGACTTCTCATGGATTGGAAAAACTTTTAGTGTCATTGATGATGACTTTATCAAGATCAATGATTATATTGATACCTTAAGAGAGCGTGTTGACTATAACTTAAACGAACTTTCTGAGGATATTGATAAGAAGAAGTTTGAGGCAAAAGTAGAACTTGATACAAAATCTGAAGAGATTAATACAAAGATAAAGGAAGAGAAGGATAAGATTTGGAAAGAGATGCGTCAGTCATCTCTTCGTATTTGGGAGTATCATAAAGAATTCAAAGATGATGATCGTAAACTAAAGAAACAAATTCTTGGAGAATATAACACTCTCAAGAAGACGATCGATAAGAGAGTAAAAGAATATAATGAGAACAGCGTCAAGACAGATAAGTTGCTGCTTGACTATTTTGAAGATCTCAGAAAAGAAGTCTCCTCTCTACCCGAAGTCAAATACTATGATGATGATATTCGCCATGTAAAAGTTGATATTAAAGAACTGTTCAAACTTGTCAGAACAATCAAGACTGAACAGAAAGAGATTAAAGATCTTCAGGAAGGACTTCTCAATGAACCACCAGAAGAAAAAGAGTCTGTAGGAGGACAAGCAGATCCATTAACACCAATGGATCAGAAGTTTGCCACCCTTGATGATCTTGCTGGACACTACAGACTATTCATCAATAGAATCCAACAACAGATCTCCACCATTGGCGGTGGTGGTGCTGGATTCATCAAGGATTTGGATGATGTAAGTTTTGATCAAACCACAGGCACAAATGAACTGCTAATCTACAATGGTTCCCAGTGGGTTGGTATTGCCAGCACAGCATTGTCTGGTGCCCCATCTCAACTTGCAGATGTTTGTACTGGCACAAATCTGACAGTTACTAATTTATCTGTCACTGGCATTGCCACTTATGAAGATGTAAAGAACGTTGATTCTATTGGTATCGTTACTGCTAGAAGTGATGTACAGGTTGGTAGAAACTTAAACGTAGTTGGAATTGCGACAGTATCAGGTGCATTTTATATGCCACAATATACAACTGTTGCTAGAGACGCGGGCACTTTTAACGAGGGTGCGATGATATATAACACAACCGCACAAAAAATGGAATTCTATAATGGCACATCCTGGCAGTCACTGCCTGGTATGACTTTGGGTCTTACTGTAGCACTTGATGGATAATAAATAATAAGGAGTATTGCAACTCAATTGAATGAGCAACCCTCGTATTCCAAGAAAATCTGGGCAACCAGCAAATTCCAAAAAACATTCTGACCTCTACACGGATGAAAATCCAAAAGGTACGATTCATGGACTTGGATTCAAGGATGTTGCAACCTCTAAAGCATCTGTTTCTAAAATTCGCAATTCATCAAGATCTCATGCTCACAAAATCCAGGCAGCAGTTGCTATGGAACAGAGAGCAAGAGAAATGGGTAAAACTTCAGAAGCAGCGGTCTATAGAAAGTTCATTAACTCCATGAAGAAAAAGACTAAAGAGATGAATGAATCGGAAGACTATTCTCAAAAAGATAAAATTATGAATAGAGCAAAACCTCTTCATAAACATCTCTATAAGAGTCTTCATAAGAAAGATACTTCTGGTGATGTAAACGAAGAGAAGAACGGAAAATGTAAAGCAGGATATTATTACTGCTATACAGATGAAAAATGTAAACCAATCCCCAAAGGTTTTAGGGTGGTTGGTCGTGCCGGATATCTTCGTAAAGAAAATGGTCATTCTGTAGATGATGAACCAAAAAATGGTAATGGTAATGGAAATGGAAACGGTTCCAATGGAAATGGTAATGGTTCCAATGGAAATGGAAATGGTGGGGGAGTGAGTGAATCGAAAAGTGGTGATTCTTCTCTGCGTGACTGGTTTGGCAAGAGTAAGTCTAGTGATGGCAAGCCTGGTTGGGTTCAACTGGGTGGGAAATACGCTGGAAAACCTTGCGCCAAGCAACCAGGACAAACCACAAAACCAAAATGTGGTTCCAGTAAAATGAAACGCAACCTCTCTAAAGATGAAGAGCAAGCAGCGTTTCGTAGAAAGAATAAAAAAGATCCAAATCCAAATAGAAAAGGGAAGGCAATTAACGTGAATACTGAAGAATTTACAACACTACCGCTTCAAATTGAAGTCCCAAATAACATCAGAGATTTCAATCTGGGGCTGATGTTCCGTGAAAGTCTCGAAGAAAATAGTGGAATGCTTTTCATTTTTGATGATATTGCAAAGCAGTCATTCCATATGTCAGAAACAAAAATTCCTCTTGATATTGCTTTCATCGGAGAGGATGGAACAATTGAGAGTATCAAACAATTAGAACCACTTGAGGAGAGTCCAGTATCATCTGATGGTGAAGTTCTCTGTGCCCTGGAAGTAAACAGAGGTTGGTTTGAAGATAACGATGTAGAGGTCGGTGATCAAATTGACATCGAAGAAGGTAAGAAAGACGCTTGCTACCATAAAGTAAAGTCTCGCTATTCTGTATGGCCTTCAGCGTATGCCTCTGGTGCCCTTGTGAAGTGTCGTAAGAAAGGTGCTGCTAATTGGGGCAATAGCACAAAGAAGGAAGAGACCGAGTACGAACTCGATGAGAAGTGCTGGAAGGGATATAAAAAGAAAGGTATGAAGACAATGTTTGGAAAGAGATATCCAAACTGCGTCAAGAAAGAAGAGGTCGAACAGATTGATAAGAAGAAAGGATGTGTTCACAACCATGAGGGTGAGGAATGCCCAGTTCATGGTAAAAAATCTTGCCCCGATTTGGTAAAAGAGGCACAAAGGATTCCACAAAGAACTGGTAATATTGTAATGGTCATTCTCACCTTTAGAGGCAGAATGTATTCTATTCAAATGTTCTTCCCATCTGTGAAGATGCCTAGCAGATCAGATGTTCAGGATCAAATTGAAAAAGTATATCCTGGTGGTAAAGTCAGAAGTTATCAAGTTTCTGAACACAATCCAGGAGAACCACTACTGTATACTGAAGGTGCTTCGTGGACCAAAAAAGAAGGTAAAAACAAATCTGGAGGATTAAATGAAAAAGGAAGGAAGTCGTATGAGCGTCAAAACCCAGGAAGCAATCTTAAAGCACCTTCAAAGAAAGTTGGGAACCCTCGTAGAAAGAGTTTTTGTGCGAGAATGAGGGGTATGAAGAAGAAGTTGACTTCTGCTAAAACTGCGAGAGATCCAGATAGCAGAATCAATAAGTCCCTCAGAGCTTGGAACTGCTGATTAAATTATGCCTGATAATGTATATCTTGGTAATCCTAATCTAAAGAAGGCAAATACTGCCATAGAATTTACTCAAGACCAAGTTCTTGAGTTTGTTCGGTGTAAGGAGGATCCAGTTTATTTCGCAGAGAGATACGTCAAAATTGTTTCTCTTGATGAAGGTTTGGTTCCGTTCAAACCATATCATTTCCAAAAGAAGTTGATCAACAACTTCCACGAAAACAGATTCAATATCTGTAAGATGCCACGACAGACTGGTAAGTCTACCACTGTCGTATCTTACCTTTTACATTATGCATTGTTTAATGATAGTGTTAATATTGGAATCCTGGCAAACAAAGCATCTACAGCAAGAGAGTTGTTGGGTAGATTAGCAACGGCATATGAGAATTTGCCAAAATGGATGCAGCAGGGTATTTTAGTATGGAACAAAGGTAATATCGAGTTAGAAAATGGTTCCAAAATCTTGGCTGCATCAACTTCTGCCTCAGCTGTTCGAGGAATGTCATTCAATATTTTGTTTTTGGACGAATTTGCATTCGTTCCAAATCATATTGCTGATTCGTTTTTTGCCTCTGTTTATCCTACTATTACTTCTGGTAAAAGCACTAAAGTTATTATTGTCTCGACGCCACACGGAATGAATCATTTCTACCGCATGTGGCATGATGCGGAGAAATCTAAAAATGAATATGTACCAACCGACGTTCATTGGTCAGAGGTTCCTGGTAGAGATGATCTTTGGAAAGAACAAACAATTGCAAACACTTCAGAGCAGCAGTTCAAGATTGAGTTTGAGTGTGAGTTCCTTGGATCTGTTGATACTCTGATTGCCCCAAGTAAATTGAAATCCTTGGTATATGAAACACCAATCACACAGAACGCTGGGTTAGATGTATATCAACCAACAATAAAAGGACATGACTATGTAATGACTGTTGATGTGGCAAGAGGTGTTGGAGCAGATTACTCTGCTTTTGTTGTAATTGATATTACAGAGTTCCCACATAAAATTGTTGCCAAATATAGGAACAATGATATTAAACCAATGTTGTTCCCCAACATCATCTATGATGTAGCAAAGAATTATAACAACGCATTTATCCTATGCGAGGTAAATGATATTGGAGATCAAGTAGCAAGTATTATTCAGTATGATCTAGAATATCAAAACTTACTAATGTGTTCTATGAGAGGTAGAGCAGGTCAGATTGTCGGACAGGGTTTCTCCGGTAAGAAGACACAACTTGGTGTCAAGATGAGTAAGACTGTCAAGAAGGTAGGATCACTCAATCTCAAAGCAATGATTGAGAGTGACAAACTTATATTCAATGATTATGAGATTATATCGGAATTGACTACTTTCATTTCCAAGAGCAACTCTTTTGAAGCAGAAGAAGGATGTAATGATGACTTGGCAATGTGTCTTGTCATCTATGCTTGGTTGGTCCAGATGGACTACTTCAAAGAACTGACTGATCAGGATGTTCGTAAGAGATTATATGAAGAGCAGAAAAATCAAATTGAACAAGATATGGCACCATTCGGTTTTTTGAACAATGGTCTTGATGATGAGACTTTCGTTGATAAGGATGGAGACAGATGGTTTACTGACGAGTATGGAGATAGATCTTTTATGTGGGACTATCTATCATAATGGATTTTGATGGACAGATCAAACTTGGACACCTTCTCTTACAAGATAGGAGGTGTAGAATTTGTGGTGAAACTAAAAACTTGATTGATGGTTTTTATAGAACTAGAAAGAACAGAGGGGCAGTTGCTTCATCATATTCATATGAATGTAAAGAATGTACGATCAAAAGAATTATAGATAATAGAAAGAAACAAACACCATTTTTGGATTGGGACTATCCAGATTGGTAGTTCACGCCATGTTTCCCCACTGAAAGTGCTCATAATTCTAAATAATTTCAGATAAACTGAGATCACGGAGAAACAAAACATGGCGACTCCTCAATTATCTCCTGGAGTATTAACCAGGGAGGTTGACCTAACCGTAGGAAGAGCTGATAATGTCTTAGATAATATTGGTGCTGTTGCAGGACCTTTTGAAATTGGACCCGTCGAAGATCCTATCGACGTTACGACTGAGCAAGAACTTATCGAGTACTTCGGTAAGCCTCTCTCAACCGATGCCCAGTATGAATACTGGATGACCGCATCTTCTTACCTGTCATACGGTGGTATTCTTAAAGTTGTCAGAGTTGATGGTGATTCGCTGGTAAACGCAAACGCTGGCGTATCTGCTCAAAACTCTAGTTCTCTAAAGATCAAGAACTACGACGACTATATTAATAACTACACTGAATCAACAAACTTTACTTACGCTGCTAAGAATCCAGGTCGTTGGGGAAACTCAATGAAGGTTTGCTGGATCGACGACATGGCAGACCAAATCATCGGCATTGGAACTACTAACCCTGCTGCTCAGGGTGCTGTAGTTGGTGGCGGTGTTACTGCTGCTCTCTCTGGAGTAGTTATTGCTGGTCTTGGAACGACTTCAGCGTTCAACGGATACTTGAAGGGTATCATCACTGGTATTAAGACTGACGCCGCTGCCGGAAACAGCACAATCGAAGTTAAACTGGTTTCTCGTGTAGAAACAGTCGGTGGTGGAGCAACTGAAACAAGAGTTAATTACACTGAAGGAACAACCTTCGGATCTATTAAGACAACATCATCACTGAGATATGTAAACAGTGCTGGTGTTAACACTGGTGGGTCTGCATCAGCTGCGGTTACTCCAACAAGTGCGATTGACTGGTATGATCAACAGACCTTAGGTTTGGATAATGCAACCATCTTCTGGAAAGAACTTGCACCAAAACCCACTGCAAACGTATACGTTACTGATAGACAGGGTTATAACGACGCTGCTCACCTTGTAATTGTTGATGACACCGGAACAATCACTGGTATCAGAGGAAACATCCTTGAAAAGCACATCAGTGTTTCCAAAGCATCTGATGCTGTCTCTAATGTTAATGCACCTCAGAAGATCTTCTACGAGTCATATCTCGCAGACTTCTCCGAGTACATCTACGCAGGAGGCAACCCTTCTAACGCAATTGACACTTATCACGGAACTGCTCCTAGAGCAACTGGATTCACCACTTACTCTGGTGTCAAGTCTACCGCGTTTGTGCCGGTCTCTACTGGAGACGGTCTCTGGAACCAAGCTGCTCAAGGTGTAACTTTCGCATCCATTGGCAACACATCGTACACTCTAACCGGTGGTGAGAACTATTCCTCCAATGGCGGAATGCGTCCTTCTCTTGGAAGTGTGATGACTGGGTACGATCTCTTCTCTAACAGAGAGGAAATCGCAGTTGACTTCTTGATCATGGGTCCTGGTGGATTTGATAATGAGTTTGAATCGCAAGCAAAAGCAAACAAACTGATCTCTATCGCAAATAGCAGAAAGGATTGTGTTGCTACAGTTGGAGCACACAGAGCAAATCTGGTCAACGTAACCAATGATGATACACAGACTAACAATCTGATCAACTTCTTTAGTTCACTGCAGTCTTCTTCTTACGCAGTGTTTGATTCTGGTTACAAGTACATGTATGACAGATTCAATAACAAATTCCGCTATATTCCATGTAATGGTGACATTGCTGGATTGATGGTAAGAACTAACCTTGTTGCTTATCCTTGGTTCTCTCCCGCAGGTCAACAGCGCGGTATTATCAACAACGCTGTCAAACTTGCTTACAACCCCAATAAGGCACAAAGAGACAAACTCTATCCACAGAGAATTAACTCGGTTATTACTCAACCTGGATTAGGAACTCTCCTCTTTGGAGATAAGACCGCTCTGGGTTATGCTTCCGCTTTCGATAGAATCAATGTTCGCCGTCTGTTCCTGACAGTCGAGCAAGCATTGCAGAAGGCAGCAGAGGCACAACTTTTTGAACTCAACGACAAACTGACCAGAGCAAACTTTAGAAACATCGTTGAACCATATCTCCGCGATGTTCAGGCGAAGAGAGGACTCTTCGGATTCCTGGTTGTTTGCGATACGACAAACAACACTCCTGATGTCATTGATAACAATGAGTTCAGGGCAGACATCTTCCTGAAGCCTGCGAAGTCTATTAACTATGTCACACTTACCTTCGTAGCAACGCGGACTGGCGTTGACTTTGAAGAAGTGGTCGGCAGAGTTTGATCTTAGAGCTAAATAACTAAAGGAGGATAGCAACCATGGCAACTTCAAGAGAAAATAAAACTATTTCTCAGTTTAAGTCAGCACTAGTGGGGGGCGGCGCCCGCCCCAATCTATTTGAGGTAGAGTTGACTACATTCCCAACCGCTGCTGCAAACGCAGACTGGGATCCCAATAACTTTAGATTCATGTGTAAGGCAGCTCAGTTGCCTGCTTCGACAATCGCAAACATCGATGTTCCATTTAGGGGTCGTATTTTCAAGGTTGCTGGAGACAGATCTGTTGATACCTGGACTGTAACCGTCATTAACGACGAAAACTTTGCAGTTAGAAACGCATTTGAAGAGTGGATGGAAGGCATCGCTAAGTTGGATAACAACCTTGGTGCCACTGACCCAAGTGCCTACATGGCAAACGCAACTGTTTATCAACTTGGTAGAGGTTCTACTTCTAGCAGTCAGGACAACGGTGGTGAATCAAATTCCGTTCTGAAGGAATATGTTTTTGAAGACATCTTCCCAACAGAAGTTAGCTCTATCGATCTGAGCTACGATTCTTCTGATACAATTGAAGAATTCACCGTTACCTTCCAGGTTCAGACCTTCTCCGTTCGCGGAGCAGGCGGTCCTAACGGTTAATAAATAGTAGAAACTTAGGTTAAATTAAATAATGTCAAAATTGTTTGGGTTCTCGATAGAGGACACAGAACCACTATCTACCGGAGCAGTCTCCCCTATTCCTCAGAATAATGAGGATGGGGTTGACCACTTTGCTAGTAGTGGTTTTTTTGGTTCTTATGTTGACCTTGAAGGTGTTTATCGAACCGAGTTTGAACTGATCAAACGATATCGTGAGATGTCACTACACCCCGAGTGTGATAGTGCTATTGAAGATATTGTAAATGAGGCAATCGTTTCTGATACGAATGATAGTCCTGTTGAGATTGAACTTTCTAATCTGAATGCCAGCGATGGCATTAAGAAAAAAATTAGATCTGAATTTAAATACATTCTTGATCTTCTAGATTTTGATAAGAAATGCCATGAAATTTACAGGAATTGGTATATTGACGGACGCATTTACTATCATAAAGTCGTTGATCTGAAAAACCCTCACGAGGGCATTCAAGAGTTGCGTTATATTGACGCAATGAAGATGCGCCATGTTCGCACACAAAAGAAAGACAAAGCGAAAGAATTAAATAAACTCAATCCATTGAAGAATGATCCAATGGATTATGACTTCCCTCAGATTGAGGAATATTTTCTCTACAATCCCAAACCAAGATATCCCTCTGCTAATCCAATTCAGACGGGAGCAAGTCAAGGTATTAAGATTGCTGCTGATGCAATCACCTACTGTACATCTGGACTGGTAGACAGAAATAAAGGAAATACACTTTCCTATCTACACAAAGCAATTAAATCACTCAATCAACTTCGTATGATTGAGGATTCACTGGTCATCTATCGCTTGTCCAGAGCACCAGAACGCAGAATTTTCTACATTGATGTTGGTAATCTGCCTAAAATGAAGGCAGAACAATACCTTCGTGATGTCATGATGCGCTATCGCAACAAACTTGTGTATAATGCTGACACTGGAGAGATCCGTGATGACAAGAAATACATGGCAATGCTTGAGGATTTCTGGCTTCCTCGCAGAGAAGGAGGACGTGGTACTGAAATTACTACTCTTCCAGGAGGACAAAACCTTGGAGAAATCACGGACATTGAGTATTTTAAGAAAAAGTTATACAGATCACTTAACGTGCCCCCGTCTCGTATGGATGGCGAAGGTGGATTTAATCTCGGTAGGTCCTCCGAAATCCTCAGAGACGAACTGAAGTTTACTAAGTTTGTTGGTCGTTTAAGAAAGAGATTCTCCAACATGTTTAATGACATGCTGAAGACCCAATTGATCCTGAAGAACATTATTACTCCAGAAGATTGGGAGAGAATGAGTGAGCATATTCAGTATGACTTCCTCTATGACAACCACTTCTCTGAACTGAAAGAATCAGAACTCATGAATGAGAGACTGACAATGGTTCAGACTGCAGAACCTTATGTTGGTAAGTATTACTCACAAGATTATGTTCGCCGTAAGATCCTGCGTCAAACGGACATGGAAATCCTTGAACAGGATAAACTGATTGAGGATGAAATTAAAAAAGGTATCATTCCTGATCCAAGTATACCTGTAGATCCTGAAACTGGGCAACCACTTGACCAAGCAAACAGTCAATTGGGAGCAGTTCCTATGGAACCAGAGGCAGATGGATCTGCGACCGAGGCACCAGAGATGCCAAAAGGTGGAGAGATTTGATACATAAATACTCTTATGTTGCATATTAACACCACATATGGATGACCTCTTGGATATGGTCGCTAGTGATGAGTCTCCATCACAAATCAGTGACAAGATTAAAGAATTTCTTTTCTCCAAATCTGCCGAAAGAATTGACGCATATCGCCCCGAAGTAGCATCTGCTGTTTTCGATGGTGAAGATGTTGTTGATCAACTCGATTCTGAAGAAGAAACCGAGGATGAGGTAGAGGAAGAAGAGGGTGAAGAATAAAATAAATAAATAACTAGTAAATGATTGTTCTAGCATAATGTCGGCGTTAAACCCAGTAGGAATTAATTCCGCCTTACCTATTGCCAGTGGAGCTAATAGGCGGGGTGTTGATCAGACTGTACACCAGTCTGAATATTTAAGAGTGGTATCAAAAGGTGCCGGTTGTCACATTGCTATTGGAACTCTTCCAACAGCAGCAACGACTAATTTTTATGTTCATGCGGGTGAAGACGACATTATTAGTATAGGTAAAGTCTCTGCTCAAAGAGTAGTTGGTGTTACCACTGGAACTACAACAATTATTGACTTCCCCGAGGGAACAGGTCAACCGTTTGAAGTTGGTGATGCCGTCACTCTGACCGGTGTTCCATCTTATCTGACCTTTACACATAAGATTGTTGACTCGGTAAATACAACCGCAGGTGTAGGTGGGTTCTTCAATACTAGAATTATTGTTAATCACGATTCTTCTGGTATTCATACCAACTATGTCGCACAAACTCCTGGTCCTGGATATGCAGAACTAAGAGGTTCGTTTATGGTTGCCGCATATGGCGACGGAAGTGGAACCCTTCATTATCAACAAGTTCAAAGAATCTAAGCAGAGTACCATGAAACTTATCAGAGAAGAGATCGAATCAGTAGAATTCATTGTCGAACAAAAGAACGGCAAGAAATCTCTTTATATTGAAGGGGTTTTTCTCCAAGGGAACATTAAGAACCGCAATGGTCGGATGTATCCCATGGAAACTCTCCGCAAGGAAGTTTCTCGTTATAATGAATCGAATGTTCAGTCAGGCAGAGCACTTGGAGAACTTGGACATCCTGATGGTCCAACTGTAAACCTCGACAGAGTTTCACATAAAATTGTATCACTTAGAGAAAGTGGTTCAAATTTCATCGGTAAAGCAAAGATTTTGAATACCCCAATGGGTAAGATTGCTTCTGCTTTAGTTGAAGATGGAGTAAAACTTGGTGTTTCTTCCAGAGGTATTGGTTCATTAAAGCAGACCCGTGAGGGTGTTAACATTGTCGGTGACGATTTTATGTTGGCAACTGCTGCTGACATCGTTGCTGATCCTTCTGCTCCTGATGCATTTGTTGAGGGAATTATGGAGGGTAAAGACTGGGTATGGGATGGTGGCATCCTTCGTGAAAAGTATGCACAGAAAACATACAGAGAGATCAATACTTTGGTCGATCAAAGCGCATTAGATGAGAAGAAGTTAAATTTATTTAATGATTTTCTTTCTAATCTTTAATTTTATAAATAAATATAGTTTAATAACCGGTAAATCGGAGAGTTCAAATGTCTCGTGGTAAGAAATTACAAGAAATGGAAGTAAAGACACCCCAATCTCGCACCGCTGTTAATGCTAACGCGAAGCCCGCAGATCCAATGCCTAAAATGGCGGATCCCGGAACTCAGTTGGCGGGTGTCGAAGATCTCGGCGGGCCTACCCCAGAAAACTACAAGCCCGATGATGATTCAGCAAAGCTGAAAGAACCCGGTGCGACCCTTAAGCAAGTTAAGGATGTAGTAACCAAGAATGCTGGTAAGGCAGATCCAATGCCTAAAGGTATGAAGGAAGACGAGGAACTCTCCACCGAAGACACCATCGAAGAAGAAGAGACAGTAACCGATGAAGTAGTTTCTAAAGAAGAGACTACTGAGGTTGCTGAGTATGACATCGAAGAAGATGTTAATGCACTTCTCGGTGGCGAAGATCTTTCCGAAGAATTCAGAGAAAAGGCAAAGACCATCTTTGAAGCAGCAATCAATGCTAAGGCTGCCGGTATTAGAGAAGAGTTAGAGCAAGCATATGCTGCTCAACTTTCTGAAGAGATCGAGGAAGCAAAAGTAGGACTCGGTGAGCGTGTTGACTCCTATTTGGAGTATGTCGCTGACGAGTGGTTTACTGAAAATGCCCTCGTTATCGAACAGGCACTTAAGACTGAGATGACTGAATCATTCCTTACTGGAATGAAGAGTCTTTTTGAAGAACATTATGTAGAAATCCCTGAAGAAAAATATGATGTCCTTGAGTCTATGGTAGACAAACTTGATGACATGGAGACAAAACTCAACGAGCAGATCGAGAAGAACATTTCCCTTAACAAGCGCCTCGCAGAGTCGGTTGCTGATGGTATCTTTGAGTCAGTTTCTGATGGCCTCGCTGCCACTCAGAAAGAGAAGCTCGCCTCACTTGCCGAAAGTGTAGAGTTTGAAAGTGAAACCGAATATCGTGAAAAACTGGAAACCTTGAAGGAGTCATATTTCTCCGGCAAGGCACCAGTTGCCAAAACTGAAACCCTTTCAGAAGGTGTAGACGAATCCCCTGAGTTTGTTTCAAACACAATGGATCGCTACCTCAGAACCATGGGTTCTTTTGGTAAATAACTGAATTTAACATTAAATCAAACTAAACACTTTATCTGTAAAGCAAATGTTCCAATCCGAGCATCTGCAGGAAAAGTGGGCACCTCTCCTCAACTATGAGGGTCTTGATCCAATCAAAGATTCCCATCGTAAGGCGGTAACCGCTGTCCTGTTAGAAAACCAAGAAAAATTC